CAAGAGAGAACTGTGCAAAAAGAAATCTATGATTCACAAGCACAACTTAACAAGATACAAAAGATTATCGACAGAGCCAAGTATCCTATCAAGCAGATAGCAACCTTTGGTAATCATGAGACAAGATTATCTAGAATAGCAATGTCTTGGGGTAGAGCATTTGAAGATTTAGAAGCATTCAAGATACAAAGTCTATTCCCTGATTGGGAGTGGGCAATGTCACATCTTGTCGATGATACAGTGATTGTTAAGCACAGAATGAGAGGTGGTGTCCATACTGCATACCAAAACTCTATGAGGGCAGGTATACATATCGTTACAGGACACACACATCAGCTTAATTTTAGAAGTTTCAATACTTATTCTACGACAGCAATGTCTATACAAACAGGACACTTATCGGAACAATATCATCCTTACCTTGAAGATAATGTCGCAAATGATTGGAACAATGGATTCGCTGTGATAACGATTGACCCTAAAGAAAAAACAGTTCATCCTGAACTTGTGCAGGTAAGTAATCTGCATCGTTCAGCTTTCTTTAGAGGTAAAAAATATACAGTATGAAAGAATATCCCCTAGTCATGATAGATTGGCTAGACCACACAGCAGATGCAAGATGGGTTGAAAATGTAGATACATGTGAACCTGAGCTATGTCGTACTGTAGGATGGCTAATCAAAGAAGATAAGAAGTCTTATAAGGTAGCAAATGCCATTACAAAAGAATCAGGACTTGGTGGAATATCTGTTATACTCAAATCTTGTGTAGAAGAAATGTGGTTGATAGATGTCGAGGATGAAGAAATCTGAAAGGGAGCATCTGAGAAAGGTGCAAGAATTAGGATGTATCGCTTGTATTAGACTAGGATATTACAACACACCTGCTGAGATACACCACATCAGAAAAATGGGTGAGCCAAGAAATCACATGAAAGTTATACCATTGTGTCCACATCATCACAGAACTTCGCTAGAATCATATCATCTAAACCCAAAGTGGTTTGAAGGCACATTCGGTACACAAAAAGAACTGCTTGAAGAAACATTGAGATTGATAGATGTCAAGGATAAGGATTAACAGAAGGAAAGAATACAGGGAACAGCTAAAAATGTTCATTAACATGAGCAATGCTTTGAGAAGAAGGATACGACAGTTGTTCAAAGAATATTCTGATTTAGCTGAAGGTCTCTATGAAGAAGTCGAACAAATTCCACAAGAATATTACGATGACTTCTACAAAGAAATGTTGGGCATTCTCAATCAAAGTGCAAGAGAAATAATTGTAACAGTCGGCAACAGACAACACAGACTAAGACTTACTAAGCAAGAAAACGAGATTGACCCAATCGTATTGTCATATGTTGCTAGTGCAACTGCACAAAATGTAACAAACATCACACAAACCACTCGAAAGAAACTACAAGCAGAGATTGCTTTAGGTTTAGATACAGGTTTATCAATCAATCAGATTTCAAAGAACATAAAAAAATCAACTGCCTTTTCTGCTGTAAGAGCAACACTTATTGCAAGAACAGAATCACATCAAGCAATGAGCTATGGCAATCAAGAAATTGCAAAAAGATTAGGATTACAGAAACCACAAAAAGAATGGGTGTCTGCTATGGATGATAGAACAAGAGATTGGCACAGACAAACCAATGGGCAAAGAGTTGGTATTGATGATGCATTCACAGTCCTGACACCAATCAAAGGTGGTGGTGTTGTACCTAAAGAGATGCAATATACAGGAGACCCTGAAGGTGGTGCATCTAATGTGATAAATTGCAGATGTTTTGTAGTATACTATGATGAGGATGATATAGTTGAGTAAAATACTCGGAAAAGAAAAAAGTCAAGATTATGGCAGATTCTATGATGAAGGCATCAAAAAAGGGCTTTCTAATGTCCAAGCATCCCTTTATGCCCATGATTTACTAGCAAAAAAGTACAATTACAAGAATCCTTTCACAATTAAGCAAAAATAGTCAAAAAAAACCTTTGATATATACTTTAAGTATGCAATAATACCCATATAAGGTAATGAAACCTTATATTTAACAAAGGAGAAAATTATGACACAAACAAGAAAAACAATTACTGAAAAACCTTTTATAGGTATGGGAGCAACACATTATTTATGGACTGATAGCCAAGCATATCAAGTGGCTATCATAGATAAAAAAAAGAATTACGATTTAATTACTTTAGGAAGATGTGTAGCAGAAAGGATTGATGACAAAGGTATGTGCAATGATGGACAAGAATATACTTACAAGCTGAGAAGATGGGGTTGGAACAGAAAGTATCTTAAATGTTATACAACTGAATATGATAATCGTAAACATTATGAGTATGTTCAGGTAGAATATAATGAAAAAACTAAAAGATGGAACAAATGTAAAAAACAGAATATTCTTTTAGGTCATCAAAAAGAGTTCTACGATTATAGCTTTTAGTAAAGCAAGTATAATCTAAAAGGAGAGCAGACTTAGTTCTGCTCTTTTTTTATTGTTATTCGTAATGTTTTATTGTTACAATTATCTCAATAGACTTGACAAGGATTTTGAGTTATGGAAGAACACTTAGACAGCATTCTTGATTTAGAATGTGAGTACAAAGAAATAGAAGCTGATGAGGATGGCTCATTTGAAGGTTATGCATCAGTATTTAACAATAAAGATTTAGGCAACGATGTCATCAAGCAAGGTGCATTCGCTGAATCCATCAAAGGCAAAAGAGCAAGAAGTATTAAATTACTTTACCAACACAAGACTGATGAACCAATCGGTGTAGTAGATTCCCTAGAAGAAGATAGCAAAGGTTTAAAAATCAAAGGTCGTTTAGCGATGGGTACTCAAAAAGGCAGAGAAGTCTATGAGCTAATGAAGATGGGTGCATTAGATTCAATGTCAATAGGATACAAGCTGTCTCCTGATGGCTACAAATACGATGACAAAAGAAAGAAAAGAGTAATCAAACAAGTAGACTTGATGGAAGTCTCAATGGTTACATTCCCAATGAATCCTAAAGCAAAAATCACGAAAGTGAAACTACAGGAAATGGATGTGAGAGAACTAGAGAAATACCTATGTGAGGTAGGTATGTCTAATTCTGTTGCTAAAACTAGTGCGAGTATACTGCATAAATCTTTTAATAAAGAGCAATGTGAAGTTGTGGATAGTATTAAGCATTTAATTAACAAACTTAACTAAGAGGACAATTTTATGTCAGAAGAAGTCAAAGAAGTCTTAGATGAGTTAGGTTCAAAGTTTGAAGATTTCAAAGCAGAGAACAAAACTCGTTTAGACGAAATTGAAAAGAAAGGACATGCTGACCCTTTACTACAAGAAAAAGTTGATAAAATGACTGATGACATTGCTACTTTAGCAGAGGTCAAACAATCTCATGAGATTCAACAAAAAAATCTTGAAGAAGCACAGCAAAAAATAGAAAGTCTCGAAACAATGTTAGCAAGACCTAATGCTTCTAAATCAGAAGATGTAGACATGCAAATGAAAGCATTCGGTTCATGGCTAAGAAAGGGTGAAGTGGATGAAATGGAAAAGAAAGCACTTTATGAATCTGATGATACTCTAGGTGGCTTTTATGCTCCTACAGAGTATGTAGAAGAAATCATCAAGACTGTAACCGAAATTTCTCCTATTCGTTCTATTGCAAGAGTAAGACAAACAAGTAACAGAGGTATAGAGATTCCAAAAAGAACAGGACAATTCTCTGCTTCATTTGTTGCTGAACAAGGTACAAGAAGTGAAACAACAGGGTATACAACAGGCATGATGACCATTGATGCTCACGAATGTTTCGCAGAAGTACATATCTCACAAGCAATGCTTGAAGATTCTGCATTCGATTTAGAATCCGAAATGGGTACTGAATTTGCAGAAAGATTTGCATTACTTGAAGGTACTAAGTTCGTATCAGGAAGTGGTGTTGGTGAACCATTAGGTTTCACAGACACAACAGCAGGTGTAGGCACAACCAACTCAGGTCATGCTTCTACACTAAAACCAAATGGTCTGTTAGAACTTGTATATGCAATCAAATCTGATTATTTAAATAATGCAAGATTTGTATTCAACAGAGCAACCTTTGCTGACATTCTTCAACTAGAAGATACAGCAGGTCAAAAAATATTCCATGTTGGTATGACACTTGTTGGTGGAGCTCCATCTACAATCGTTGGCTACCCATATACATTGGCAACAGATATGCCTAATGTAGGTGCAGGTACAAAACCGATTGCATTTGGTGACTTCTCACGAGCTTATACAATCGTGGACAGAGTGAATCTTTCAATTATGAGAGACCCATTCTCACAAGCTTCTTCAGGTAATATTAAATACCTAGCAAGAAAAAGGGTGGGTGGAACAGTAGTTCTACCTGAAGCAATTCAACTACAAAATGTAAGTGCATAAGGAGATAAGTTATGAGAGATATTTCAAATAGAACTAAAGCTGTCACCTGTCAGGATGCAAAAGTTTTTACTTCTGATACTGATGGCACTACTGTAGACAGAAAAGGTTTTGAATCTTTGATGTTTGTAGTTAATAGTGGTATAGAAGGTGACACACTATCATCAAGTGTCAAGTTTGATTTCATTCTTGAACATTCTGATGATGATTCAACATTCACAGCAGTAACAGCTTCAACAGATGTTACAGAAGGAAGTGTTGATTCGAGTGGTATTTTCTTAACACTTGATGCAAATGGTGAAACACCACAGACAAGTCAAATTGGCTATATCGGTGGTGCAAGATATGTTCGTGTGAAAATTGACGCAACAGGTACTCACAGTAATGGAACTCCTATAAGTGTTCAAGCTGTCTTGGGTAATCCTATTGATTCAACAGACGCATAGTAGCTGTTAAGTTTGTGGGGAGTG